GTTTCCATCTGAATGCCTGGATAGTTTGGATCATCTGCATGTGTACCGTCTGGCTGTAGAATGCCATGATGGAACCATAAACGTGCTTCACCTTTGTCAATTACTGGCTGTACATGCTTTTTGAATGAAGCAGGATTTTCACGAGTGCCATTGAGTTCGCCACGCTTGAATGCAAGACGTCTTTCGTTGCCCTTCATTCCTTTAATCCAGTTTACCTTTTCGTTGAAGCAACCAACGTATGCTTCTGTGCTAGGTAAATTACCACACTTTAGCAGTGTCATTGCGATACCTTCAGGAACTTTACCGCCGCCTCCTGAGAAACTTGTTCTGTCAGCATTGGGATTATGATCGCCATGTACTGCTGTAATAATGTTAAGGTTCATTAGTCCAACTGAATCATAGTCAGCATAGTTGTAATCCACTGCTTCTTGTAAGAAACTTACACCGTTGCCGCCGTTGGATACCATAATAGTTTTGTCATCAAAACGCAGTTCATTGTGGAACTTGTTAAAGCCTGGAATATCCCTTGCACCACGGATGTGCTTGAGAATAATTTTTTCATCCAAGTATTTTTCCATCTCAGTGGCCACAATCTGTGCCCACTGACTTGTACCGCCGCCTGGCTTCTGTGGTACAATCATTGTGTAATCAGCAACTGCTGATGTTGTAAAACCTAGCATCAGTGCTAGTGATAATAAAAGTTTACGCATAATCTATTCTTCCTTTTCTCATAATGCTGTATACAAATATTCCAATAATACACACAATTAGTGACATGAATATTGGACGTGTGATTAATGTTTCCACAGTGTAAAGTCCTGTGATCTGAAATGTTAATCCTTCAACTTTTTCTGCCAGTATGTAACCGATTAACATAGCAGGTCTGCTAAACTTGTAGTGTCGCATTGTAAATCCTATTACAGAAAATACTGCTAACATTGCAAGGTCTTCCCAACCGCCTGTGTACTGCATTGAAGTAAAAATAATCAATCCTAGTAGCACAGGAAAATAATATTTGTATGGAACTGCGGCCAGTTTACTAATTGGCTTGATTAAAACCATACAAATCAGCGCAACTACAACTGTGGCACCTAAAAAGCCAAATGTCATACTTGCAAATAATTCTGTGTCTTCTGCAATATCTGGCGTGCCCAGTTCGATGCCCAAGTACATAAACAGGCTCATCAATATAGCTGCAAACTTTGCACCTGGTATGCCAAATATAACTGTGGTAATCATTGATGTTGCCTTTTGTGCATTGTTAGCACCCTCAGGTCCTATCACACCCTTGATGTTGCCATTGCCAAACTTTTCTTTGGGATTACTGGCAACTGCTTGTCCATACGCCATCCAGTCTGCCATTTGCCCACCTAGTCCAGGCAACAAGCCAATGAACGCACCTATAAAGCCACCGCGCAAAGCAAGCCATCTGTTCTCCCAACTTGCTTTCATGCCTGCCCATAGCTCACCATCGCGTATTTCACTGTCAGCAGTGCTGTGCTTTAAAAACAGCCCTCGTGTTAGTTCAGGAACAGCAAACAGTCCTGCGGCAACTGCCATTATCTGTATACCATCTTCTAAGTAGAACCAATATTGTGCGCCGAATCTGGCTGCATTATTATCTGGGTTGACACCTACCATGCCTACAAAGATTCCAAAAGCAATAGCAAGGATGGTGCGGAACCAAAACTGGTTGGTTAAAAATCCCACAGTGACAAATGCCATTAAAACAAAAGCCCACAGTTCAGGCACACCCAGTATATAGATTAAATTGGTATACCATGGCAACAATAAAAATACCAAACACCCCCAAAGCAAACCGTTTACAGTTGATGTTGTTACTGCGGCACTGATAGCATAGCCTGCTCTGCCACGTTGGGCTAGTGGAAAGCCATCAACCATGGTAGCGGCTGCACTGTTAGCACCGGGTATGCCTAGCAGTATTGCAGTGAAACTGTCACCTGTTGTGCTTGCAGCAACTACTGCCATAAGGAATATTACTCCCATATATGGCTCGTGTGCAAAGTAGCTAATAAATCCAAACAGTGCAACCAAACCTGTTGTTGCCCCTGCACTGGGAATAATGCCTATAATTAGGCCATAAAATACTCCGCCGAGCAGATATGTAATCATCTCGATCATACCGAATCCACCGCCAAAAAGCAGTGCCTTTAAAAAGTTAGGGGGTATTACAAGCGAACTCTTTTACATTCAGGCGTTGCTTGTAAGTGTATGCTTTTACTTAGTACGCCAAACAAAGTACAGTCGATTTTTATGACTGTCAGTTCTAATATCCAGTATGTCGACGCCAAGTTGATCGGCACAGTTTACAATAAAGTTAGCGTCCCAAGGATAAAAACTAATCCATGTTGACTCATCTCTATCATGTGGCAAACCTGGATTAGCACGGAAAAATATTACTGCGCCTGGATTGCATAAACTTACTGCATGTTCAAGTTCAGCAAATATTTTTGAAGTTGATCCAAAGTTGATTGAACCCAATGCCATCATTGCGTCATACTTTTCACCTGGATGGTAGTCTAACAACTTAACACAAATATCAGCTGAATCGTTATATGGATCAATGCCAATGAGATTGTGTATTTTTCCTTTAAACTCGTGATATCCGCAACCAATGTCTAGCACCTTACGTGGCCTTAGTTGGTTTACTTCGTCAATCAATGCAGGTCCTGAATATTTAAATCTTTTAATATGTCCTTGCCATACATTGCGAAAGTAATTGTCCAAGACTAGATCATCAATCTTGTCTACTAATTCACCAATGTTGGTATAACTTACGTCTTCAACGTCTACATTGAATGTACCACGAATTGCTTGCCGTAGCGTTTCTGGCTTGCGCAGTAGCTTGGGTGAAACATGTATCATGTTTTCCAGTTTATTGAGTATTTTGTGATTCATTTTTTAGTTTCCATTGTTTGTAAAAATAGTCTGCATATATTTTGTTTGCTGCTTGGTTATGATGATAACCGTCACGATTGCAGTAGAGATCTTTGTAAAGCTCGTATTCGTGTAAAAAATTACCTGGCATATCTGGATGAGGCTCCACGCCTTTGATAAATTCTGCATATGTTGGACAACCTTCGAATCGCAGATTATTGTAAGAACTTTCTACGGTGTACTTCAATCTATTCTGATCAACAACGGCTACGTGGTCTGCATAATACTGTGGAGGATATGGCAGTTTATATATTCCCAATTTATTCAAGTCTTTTCTCCAGTTTGTCAACGCTTCGCCTGATTGTGCTTCATATGCATCTGTTAAACGGTGTGTTGCAAAATATAGAATCTTTTGATTATCTTCTACAGGGTATTGAATAAAATCTTCGCCGTGCAATTTACGATGAAGAAAAACTGACATACGTTCTGCGGTAAACACAGTATACATAACAAAAGTATTTTTTACATCAAATAAAGTACAAGCTCTTTCTGCTACCAGCTTTATGGTATCATTGGCGGCGCTATTCATACCCAGATTAATTGTGGGAATATCAAAATGTTCTGCCAATTGGCTACACCAACTGTGTTCTATCGGCCCGCCAACGTTGACAACAACACTATCTCCTATGCAGATGTTTACAGGCTTGCCAAGAAATTGTGTATATTCTGGTCCTCTAAAACCCCAACTGTTAAACTGATATTCAAAGTCAGGATACGCATGCCACTCTTCTCTTGTGCGGTTGCACCCGTCTGGGTTATCCATACTAAATGTTTTAGCTGTAAGGTTGGCCTTACCAACAAAATATTGAAAATCATCAATCAACATCAGGTCTGTGTGTTCCTACAAAAATATCATTATGCTTGTGATGTTGTTTCCATTGTACACTATTCTTCTGTGCAAAGTCAAGTATCAATTTGTTCTGTTCTTGAATACGGTAAGACATTAAATAATCACTTTCGTACCAGTCATAGTTTGGATATGTAATATCAAAACCGCCTGCTTGCTTCCACCAAAGGAAACTTGGCCAGTCTGGTCTGTAAATCAATTGTATCCAAGCAAGTGGATAGGCATCTTGTATTTGTTCAAAGTAGTAGGGCCACTCATGACTCATTAACAGTTTGCATCCACTATTTTCAGTGTAGGGAGCATCTAAGTTGCTGCGATTTAGACTGCAATCAAACTCCATGCCGGTGCCATAATATGCTTCAGTGTGTCCTATTTTGGAATGGTGTTGGTATGCGCGATGTGCTGCACGGTCAGTGCAGTTGTAGTTGTTAGAGCTTTTGATTTCTTTAGCAATACCACTCCAGCGACTGCCCGGCACGCCTGTAAAAAAGATGTACTCCGGTAATGTCATTTTGGTATAAGTATCCTGTCTATATTTCGAGGACAAACTGCAACCACTTTGTAATTGTATTCAGTTTCTAATAGTGTAATCGCAATGTCTTGATTGCGAAAACCAGGTTGTGCTTCGCATACTATTAATGGTTTATACGTTCGAATAGTTTTATCTGCACCTTTGATTATGTCGTATTCGAATCCATCAGTATCTATTTTAATATAATCTACATCATTGATATTAAAATCATCCAATGGGTATGTTTTTTCATTATAATCTGGATTACCGAAGAAGCTGTCGGTTCGTGGGTATTCACATATGGTATTGCCCACACAACATCTAAAGTAAGTTACCTTGTCTTTTCTGATATTACGTGGAAATAGTTTACGAACCCTAGGATCAAATCCATACACATGCCCAAAGTGTTCTTGCAAATACCGTGTGTATTCTCCGTCTCTACAACCAATATCTACTGCATTTCTAAAATGTTTTATATAAGGTTGACTCAATAACCATGTTAGTTTGCAGTGGTGATTGGGAAACTCCTGTATACCATCTGGGCTATGAAAGAAGTCTCTTGCATACCATTCGCTTTCAAAAATGTAAGACTCTGGCATAAATGTAGTAGGCTCAATTGGATAGTGCATGATATTATTAATTATCTATGCATTTTTCAGCGGAAAAATAAAGCCAAATGGCATTATTCGGTTGACCATTAGGATATATGTGTTATACTGTATGTACAGTTAGAAACAAGGAGTAGAACATGTCAAAGATGGCTTCAAATGCAAAGTTCAAGCAGTTTGTTACAAACCTTAGTGTTGAAGATCAGCACACTGTGATCGAGCGTCAGAGTCGTTTGCTTCCTGCATTTATCATGCAAGAAGTTGCCAGTACTAACAATCCAAAAGTTATTCGCAAGTTGGAGAGCCGCCTGAAGCAGGTTCGCTTGATGATGAGTTCATTGATTGCAAATGGGAGTGTAGTATAATGGTTAAGTTTAGAATCGTTACTAAGTTTAAAAATGGTCAGTTGGCTGAAACTGTTCGCGGCACTGAAGAGGGCATGCAAAACGCAGTTGAGGCAATTAGAGCAGACGATCAAGTTGAGGGCGTTAATGTGTTTGAAGAAGTTTGTATTATACGAGATTTTGTATAATGGAAAAAGGCAACATAGTTTGGCTTGAAGGCAAAAGCCGCCACGGCAAGAACCGTATTGACCAGCATGGCAATCCTTGGACTGTTAATGCAAAAGGCAAGTTTAGTGGCAATGACGCAGTGCGTATGCGCAGTGAACGTGAAACATTCAACATCGGTCAAGGTCGTAAAATACACGACGAACGCTGGGTGTTCTTGAAAGACGATCCTAACTT